AACGCAGAATGTCGCTGTAGGTACTAATGCTTTAGATGCTAATACAACGGCTAATAACAATACTGCTGTAGGTTATAACTCATTAACTAATAATACTGCTGCTAATAATACTGCTGTAGGTTATAAATCACTTGAATCTAATACTACAGGAACAGAAAATGTTGCGGTTGGAACGGGAGCTTTAGTCGCTAACACGACCGCTTCAAATAATACTGCCGTTGGAAAAGACGCATTAAATGATAACACAACTGGAGGAAATAATACGGCTGTTGGTTCTGAAGCTTTAGATGTGAATACTGAGGGTGGTGCTAATACTGCGATTGGTGTACAAGCATTATCTACAAACACAACTGCCAATCAAAATACTGCTTGTGGTTACAGAAGTTTATACCTTAATACCACAGGTACATTAAACGTAGCTGTTGGTGATTTTGCTTTAAATAGTAATACAACGGCTGGTGATAATACTGCTGTTGGAAGTTCAGCATTAGCAGCAAACACAACTGGAGCAGATAACACAGCCGTTGGAGCTTTAGCTTTAAATGCAAACACTACGGCAAGCTTTAATACTGCTTTGGGATATAAATCACTAACAGCTAATACAACTGGAGCTAGTAATACATCAGTTGGTGAAGCAGCTTTAAGAGCAAATACAACTGGAAGTCAAAACACTGCTTTGGGTCAAGGAGCTTTAATTGCAAATACCACTGCATCTGCTAATACTGCTCTTGGATATCTAGCATTAAGAAAAAACACAACTGGAACTCAAAACGTAGCTGTGGGATCTAGTGCTTTAGATGAAAATACTACATCTGGTAATAATACTGCGGTTGGTCATGGATCTTTAGGAGCAAATACTGGACAGAATAATACTGCTGTAGGTAGGTTTTCTTTAGGAAATAATACAACTGCAAGTGATAACACAGCAATCGGAAAAAATTCCTTGTTATCAAACACAACTGGAACACGAAACGTATCTGTAGGAGCTACTGCTTTAGATGCAAATACGACAGCAAATGATAATACAGCGATTGGATTTGAGTCATTAACTACAAACACTACTGGACTTCAAAATACTGGTGTCGGCAGTAAAACATTAGGTAATAACGAGACAGGAAGTAATAATACTGCTTTAGGATTTTTTGCTTTAAATGTAAACACAACAGGCAGTAACAACGTGGCGGTAGGTAAATCTGCATTAGATGCTAATACTACAGCTTCTAATAACACTGCTGTAGGCCAAGCTGCTTTAGGAGCAAACACATCTGGAGCTTCAAACGTAGCTGTAGGTGCTTTAGCTTTAGATGCTAGTACTACAGCAGATGACAATACGGCTATTGGAAGAAGTAGTTTAGGTAATAACACAACAGGAGCAAGTAATACAGGTTGTGGTAAAAGTTCTTTAGCAAATAACACTACTGCAAGTGACAATACTGCTGTTGGTTACAATTCATTACTATCAAACACAACTGGAACTCAAAATACTGCGGTAGGTGTTCAATCTTTAGACGCTTGTACTACTGGTACAAGGAATACAGGTTTAGGTGCTTTTGCTTTAGGAGCTACAACAACTGGTGAATTTAATGTCGCAGTAGGTAAAGGAGCGTTAGAAACAAACACAACCGCAGATTATAACACTGCTTGTGGTTATGAAGCCTTGGTTTTCAACACAACTGGAACTCAGAACGTAGCCGTTGGTGCTTTAGCTTTAGATGCTAATACTACTGCAAGTAACAACACTGCAGTGGGTTATAACTCACTAACAGCAAACACAACTGGAGCTTCAAACACAGCCGTTGGAGAAGAAGCACTCCAAACAAACACAACTGCTAGTCATAATACTGCAGTAGGTCGTGACGCTTTGAAAGTTAATACCACAGGGGCAACAAATGTAGCAGTGGGTAATTTTTCATTAGATGCAAATACAACAGCTTCAAATAATACGGCTATTGGTTACGCAGCGTTAACAGGAAACACAACTGGAACTAATGGAGTTGCAGTTGGTAAAGATGCTTTATTTGAAAACACAATTGGAGTTAATAATGTTGCTGTAGGTTTTACTGCTGCTGACGCTAACACTACAGGAAGTAACAATACAGCAGTTGGAACATCTGCGTTTACCAATAACACTACAGGAAGTAGTAATACTGCTATTGGCCTTCAAGCTTTATTTGCTGCTACAACCGCAGACAATAATACTGCTGTAGGTGTAAATGCACTAGTAGCAAACACAACTGCAACTGGTAATACAACAGTAGGTAAAGATGCTGGCAATGCTATAACAACTGGCAACAATAATGTAGCTATCGGAAAAGCAGCAAACACCACCACTACAACAGGAAGTAATGTAATTGTCATTGGTAACGCTGCTGAACCTTCCTCTGCTCTCGTGGCAAATCAGATTACATTAGGTGATAATAATATTCAAACTATAAGATGTCAGGTTCAAACAATTAGTTCACTTTCTGATGAAAGAGACAAGACTGACATTGTAGATTTAGCTGATGGACTTGACATAATTAATGCACTTAAACCTAGAAAATTTACTTGGGCTATGCGTAAACCTACTGCTAATGATGGTACTACACATTTAGGATTTATTGCTCAAGAATTAGACGAAGTTATAGGTAATAAAAATGATTATATGCACTTAGTAGATAAAACAAATCCTGACAAACTTGAAGCTGCATATAGTAGATTAATTCCAATTCTCACAAAAGCAATACAGGAATTATCAGCGAAAGTCACAGCCCTCGAAGCTGCATAAAATTACCCATTTTAAACTAGTTATATTAAAAATTATAGTATTTAGATGGGTTACATAGGAACTGAACCTTCATTAGGTAGAAGACGTGAAGTAGATGATATATCAAGTTCTTTCAATGGAAGTACGACATTATTTAATTTAACATTTCAGACTTTGGCAGTAAATCCAGGTAATGCTAATGGAATATTAATATCTTTAGGTGGAGTAATTCAAAATCCAAACACTGATTATACAATTCAATCAAATCAAATAACATTTACTACGGCTCCAGCTGCGGGTTTAAGTTTTT